GAGAAAATAATGAAACTTTATATACTGCTATTAGTAAAGGAGCTTCATTTGGTTTAAATTCCCAAGAAACAATTACATCAGATTATGTATTTATTAGAGCTCGAAACAGTGAATTTAACTATTCAGAAAACCCATCATTTATTTCAGGATCAACAGGAGAAGTTATATATGATGATTTTATAAATCAACCACAAGTTTATATAACAACTATTGGTATGTACAATAACTCAAATGAATTGTTAGCTGTAGCTAAATTATCAAGACCTTTATTAAAAGACTTTACTAAAGAAGCTTTAGTTAGAGTTAAACTAGATTTTTAGGATGAATGAGCGTTTACAAACCCTTTATTACTTCAGATATTGTTATCTCACCTTTTAAGGTAAATAAATCTTTTACTTTTAAAGGAAATTCCGAACTTACCGCTTCCAATGTTTCAATAGATAGATATATAGGCCGAAATTGGGAATTTGTTTCTGGTTCTAATACTACAGGATTAATTACAACTCAATATCAAAGATTAATATATGACTCTATAAAAGAATTATATTACTCTAATTTTTTAGAAAACCCCGCAGGCTCTCCTGCAGGAACAGCTTCTTTTAATATTGATGGTACTATAACAGGCCCAGCTTATACTCCTAATTATTATAATTATTTATCTACTACTTTAACTCAATCTCGATCTTTCCCTACAGGATCATCTGATAAAATATTAGTTTTTTCTATCCCATCTAATTTATATGGTGAGTATATTAAACCTGGATCTTTTATTTTAGAATGTAATGATGATGGATCTAATTGGACAGAAGATGTTACAATAACAGATGATACTAATGGTAATTTATTATCATCTAGCATCAATGTAGGTAATATAATTTATGAACATGGTATAGCTATACTAACTCAACAAGATTGGGGAATAAGTGCTTTAGATTTAGAAAACATGTATGAAGGACTAGCTATAACTTGTTCATTTGAAAGCACAACAACAATATACGAATCACAATATAAATGTACATTACGTCAAAACGAATTTAATTTTTCCCAAAACCCCACTCTTATATCAGGTAGTTCTTTAGATGGTACATTATATGATTTTGCTACAGGTTCATATTTTACTCCATACATTACAACTGTTGGTATGTATAATAATAATAAAGAATTAATAGCAGTTGCAAAATTATCACAACCTTTACCTATATCATCAGTCACTGATACAACTATACTAGTTAATTTAGATTTATAAATCATGAACTGGACATATAAAAAAGAGGAAATATCCGATATTTCCCAATTCCCCGATAACACATATGGGTTCATCTATAAAATAACTCACTTACCTTCTAATAAAGCTTATATTGGTAAAAAAGTACTTTACTATCAAAGAAAAGTAAAATTAGGAAAAAAAGAACTTACAATGTATGAAGGTGTAGTAGGTAGAAAACCTTCATATAAAATAGCTATTTTAGAATCTGATTGGATAAAATATTGGGGTTCAAACAAACCTTTACTTGAACTTGTAAAAAATGAACCATCTAAAAATTTTACAAAAGAAATACTACATACTTGCTCAAGCAAAAAACTTTTAACTTATTATGAAACACAAACTTTATTTGTATATAGAGTACTAGAAGAACCTGATATGTATTTTAATGATAATATTTTAGGTAAATTCTACAGAAAAGATTTTGAATAGTAAGGTAAATTTCATACCTTATAGTTATGGTAAATGAATTATTAGTTAATCTAGTAAATAAAGTTCTAGGCAAAGGAAAACGAACTGCTAGAGGAAACCAAGCTTATAATTGCCCTTTTTGTCATCATCATAAACCCAAATTAGAAATTAATCTCACAGAAAATAAAAAAGGAATTAATCTTTGGCAATGCTGGGTATGCGGTAAAAAAGGTAAAACCATAAGAACCTTATTTAAACAGATAAAAGTATCTTCTAATTACTTTCAAGAACTAGACAAACTAGTTAAAAATGTTTACAATGATAAAGAAACTATAGTTGAAGAAAAAACATTAGAATTACCTAAAGAATTTAAAAAATTTGTAGATAATAAAGACATTATTGCTAAACATGCTTATGCTTATCTAAAAAAACGAAATATAACTGTACAAGACATTTATAAATACAATATAGGATATTGTGATTATGGGCGATATTCAAATATGATCATCATACCTTCATATGATAACGACGGTAAATTAAATTATTTCACCGCGAGATCATTCGAAAAAAACCCCTACATAAAATACCGTAACCCAGATGTTTCTCGCGATATTATACCGTTTGAGTTGTTTATTAATTGGGATTTACCTATAATACTATGTGAAGGTCCATTTGATGCAATAGCCATAAAAAGAAATGTTATACCACTATTTGGTAAAAACATACAACCTAATTTAATGAAAAAGTTAGTTGAATCTAAAGTTGAAAAAATATATATTGCTTTAGATGATGATGCAATAGGCCAAGCTTTAAAATTTTGTGAACAACTTTTAAATGTTGGAAAAGAAGTTTATTTTGTTGAATTGCAAGGAAAAGACCCAAGTGAATTAGGTTTTGAAAACTTCACTAAATTAATACAAACCGTTACTCCATTAACTCAATATTCACTTATGGAGAAAAAATTATCTTTAATATGAACATTAAAAAATCCTACAATCGAATCTTACAAATATCAGATGATGCAAAACAAATAACATTACCTGATTCTAGATATTATCAAAGAAATGGAGAATACTATCCTTCTATTACTTATGTTTTAAGTTGTTATCCTAAAGGAAAACATTTTGAAGATTGGTTAAAAAGAGTAGGATATAACGCTGATTATATCGTACAAAAAGCAGGTGAAGAAGGTACCCAAGTACATGAAATGATTGAAAGTTATTTAAATGGTGAGGAACTTAATTTTTTAAATTCATCTGGGTATCCTCAATATGACCCAAACATATGGCAAATGTTTTTAAAATTTGTTGAATGGTGGGAAGAATATAATCCTACACTTATAGAAACAGAAGTACATTTATTTTCAGATGAACTTAAAGTAGCAGGTACTTGTGATTTAGTCTGTGAAATTGAAGATGAATTATGGATTATAGACTTTAAAACATCTAATAGTTTGCAAACAACTTACGATTTACAAACTGCAATTTATGGTAAATGTTATGAAGAATGTTTTGGTAAAAAAGCAGATAGACATGGTATTTTATGGTTAAAATCTTCTAAACGTAAACCTGCTAAAGGTAAAATGCAAGGTAAAGGATGGGAAATGTATGAATCAAATAGAACCCAAGAAGAAAATTTAGACATATTCAACACAGTTAAAAAACTATTTGACTTAGAAAACCCCTCACATTCCCCATCATTTACAGAATTTAAAACTACTGCTAAAAGAAACTTATAATATGTATAAACATGGCACTCAAAAAAGAAGGATTTAATAAAAATTTAGGTAAAGACCCATTTGGGTTAAACCAATTTGCAAGAGAGATAATGAAAGAAGAAGAAAATTATGATTCTTTTGATTATCCTAAACATATAAAATCATTAACTAAATTTATGCTTGATAAAGGAATAAAGTTGAGACCTTTACCAACTGTAAAATTTGTAAATGATGATGTTGAAAACTCTAAAAACTTTTTTGGTAAAACAGCATATTATGATCCAAATCACCATAGAATAGTATTATATACTTTAAACAGACACCCAAAAGATGTTATGCGTTCGTTTGCACATGAAATGATACATCATATGCAAAATTGTGAAGATCGTTTAAATCATATATCTACTACTAATATAACTGAAGATGATTATTTGTATGAATTAGAAAAAGAAGCTAATACTTTAGGGACTATGACATTTAGAGAGTGGACTGATATAATAACTGAAAGTATATTAAAAGAAAATAACCAAAATTAAAAATCCTTTTAGTTATGGCTAATTTATTTGATCTATACAAACTAATTAAAGAAAACGAAATATCAGCATATACTATTTATTTAGATATGGATGGTGTAATAGCAGACTTTGATCAGCGATTTTTAGATATTTCAGGAATGACTCCTAGTGAATATAAAGATAAACATGGAAAGAAAAAGTTTTGGGATTTAATAGATGAGAAAAATAAAGTTAAATTTTGGGCAGGAATTCCTTTAATGCCTGAAGCAAAAAAGTTAGTAGATTATGTTTCACAATATGATTATGAAATATTAACTGCACCTTCTGTTAAAAAACAATCTAAAGTAGGTAAATTAGTTTGGCTACGTAAAATCCACCCCGACTTATTCCCCAACAAACCTAAAGTAAATTTTAAACCCGCTAAAGAAAAACATCAAATTAAATTAAACCTCACAAAGTCTGATATACTTATAGACGATAAGGCGAGTACAATAGATAACTGGAATTCTTCTGGGGGAACAGGTATTTTACATACATCCACAGAAGATACCATTAAACAACTTAAACAACTAGGACTATAATGTCAGATTCAATACTAAAAAAACAGTTTCAAAAACGAGACGTAGAACGCCTTAGAAATCTTATTAAAGGAAAATCTGGAAATAAAACCACATCAGGTATAGGTTATAATGGTGAAGAATCTATTTCTTATAAAGAAGGTGATATTTGGAAAGAAGATGGTAAAACGTGGACTATACGAGATGGTATTAAAGAAAATGTAACTAAATTAGATAAATTTAAAAAGGTAGCTGTTCCTATATTTTGTCCTAACTGTAAACAAAATATGGACAAACAATTAGATCCTTACTACTATAAAGCTTATGGAGAGTGTTTAGATTGTAGAGCAACTACTGAAACTAAATTAAAGAATGAAGGTAAATGGGAAGAGTATATAAAAACTACTTTTAATAAAGAAATCGATATTAATATTGAGGAGTATAAAAGTTTTATGGAAGATATGCTATCTGAGAGTAACAATAACTACATCACAGAAGCTGGGGATATTCAAAAATGGGTTGGCGGTATAGATAAAGAACGTGCTAAAAAAGCACTTGATGAAGGTATTAATTACTTAAAGAATCTTAAAAAATGATTTTTACAATTGAAATTATTGGAGCTATCATAATAGCATTTATTACAGCAGTATTAGGACCTATAGCTGTTACTTGGGTTAAATCAAAACTAGAAAAGAAAAGCAGTAAAACTCCAATGAAGGAGGCTCTTGAAACTAGCACTTTAGTAGAGGAGCAAATGAAAGATTTAATGGAAGAAATTGATTGTGATCGAATATGGGTATCCCAATTCCATAATGGTGGATATTTTTACCCTACAGGGAAATCAATCCAAAAATTTTCTATATTTTATGAAAAATGTAAACCTTCAATCCCGGCTATTCAAAACACTTTTCAAAACATACCTGTATCTTTATTTACTCAAATTTTATCTGAAATATATGAAAAAGGGGAACTTGAAATTTTTAACACTGAAATAGAAGAAAATACTTTTGGAATATCAGCTTTATCCTCAGAATTTAAAACTAAATCTTTATGTATAGTAGGATTATATAGTTTACAAAATAATCTAATTGGAATAATGGGTATATCCTTTATTGAACAAACAAATTTAGTAACTGAAGATTGGATTAAAATTAGACAAAAAGTAGGAGTTATAGGAACATTGCTTTCCAAATATTTATCACCGTCTAAAAAATAACAATATTTATAATAAAATACAAAAATGAAAGATACTTTCGATTTAAAAAAATTTTTAATAGAAAATAAAACTATTGAAAAATCTAATCCTTATTTTAAAAAAGAAAATTTAAGTGAAGGTAATCTTCGTGAAAAAATTCGCGAAATAATCCTCAATGAATTAAATCCTGATTATGCTGACTATGATGAAATAGAAGATTTAGGGGATGATGAAAGTGTTGAAGCTAGATTAGGAAAAGATTACTTAGTAGATAAAGGGTTTGATGATTATTATGATAAAAGGTTATCTGATTACGAAGAAGAAGAAAATCGAAGAAGAGAAAAAGAAGAAAAAGCCGAATTTTGGATGGACCCTGCAGGTGGAATGCATGATGCTGATGAAGATGATCCTGCTGCTATGTATATAGAAGAAGCTAAAGAAGATGAAGAAGATGTTGAAACTGAAGAAGATGTTGAAACTGAAACTGAAGAAGATGTTGATATTGATTCTGAAGGAGGTTTAGAAGATATAGCCGCTGATATGGAAGGCGATGAAGGTGATCTCATGAACCACCTAATGTCAGCTTTAAAAGTAGCTAAAGGAATGGGTAATGAAAAACTTACTACTCAAATCGGAAATACTTTAAAATTTTTTATAAGCGAATTCATTTCAGATAAGGAATAAAAACTTTAACAAATGGATAAGTTTAACTTAAGAGAATATCTTTATAATAATCCTCTTTATTCAATTTCTTTAGAAGAAAAGGATTTAAAAGATGCTTTGATTCTTGTTAAAGAATTAAATTTAGATATCCATAACGTTACTTTAAATGAAGGTTTAAAAGATTTTGTTAATAATCTTAAATCTAAATTAAAAGATTTAAAACCCACAGAACGTCTATTAGCTACTTTATTTGCCAAAATTAAAAAAGGTTTACCTAAAGAAATAGACATAAAAAAATTTCTCACTAATCTAAACAGATGGGCTAAAGAAAATAAAGGGAATATAACAGATGAAACCCTTAAAAATTTTTTATCCACCCAAGACAGCAAAGAATTAAATGAAATTATACTTTCAGATACTGCTAGTAAAATAGGTAGTTGGTTTTTATTAACTCTGAAAACAACAGCTTTAGTTTTATCTCTTCTTACTCCTGCTACGGCGCAATCTTCTATAGATGGAGCAGAACAAGATATCAAAAAAGTAGAAATCTCAGCTGAAGATTCAGGTGATTCTTTAGAAGGAGGAGATTCTATTAATAGTAAAGATGTAGCTAAAGAACTTAAAGTTCAAGATAAAATCCAAACAGCCATAAGCCCTGACTCTAATTCAGGCCTTGATTCAGTTAAAATTTCTTTTAATACAGGTGAATTTAAAGCTAACACTGATTCTTTTGGAAATGATATATTTAAGATGTTAGAAAATGATCTTAAAAATACCAACAATATTGGAGAAGATGGAGAAGGTTATAGTATTGACCTTAAACATTTTGGAAATATATCTAACACACCAGGAAGTCAAGATGATAATCCTGATGGTCCTGATGAAACAGGGTTAGGAAATAAAAGAAATCAAGTAGCTAAAGAAGGAGCTGAAAAAGGAGTTAAAGAATTTTTAAAAAAATATCCTAAAGCTAAAGTAAAAATTGTTGATGGTGGTACAAATGTAAGTAATCCTGGAAATGAAGTAGATACTGATTCTTCTGAAGCTAAAGCCAAACAAACATCTGTAGTAAAAATAACTAATAAAAAAACCCCTCAAGAAGATACAGATGAAGAAGATTCAAAACCTGTATCATCTCCTGAAGATTTAACTGCTTTTTATGCTGATAAACCTATATATAATGGAAGTAGATATATGTCTATTTTATTCCATATTTTACCTAGGATAACAGATAGAGAATCTTTTGAGTCTGTTATTAAAACTATTGGTATTAAAAAAGGAGAAGTAATTAGTGATAGTTTTATAAAAAGAAAATTAGCTGAATTAGAAAAAAAGAAATCTGAAAAAGGAGCTAATAAAGAAGAAATAGACAATGCTATTAAAACACTATATTGGGCTAGATCTTCTAAAAAAGCCCCTTCTACTCTTCTTAATCAACTTAAAAAATTAGCTAACACTGACCCTAAATTAAAAGGTAAAATAGGAGATAGACAAAAATATATCCTTACTCAACCTGGAAAAGCGGGTCAAGCTGCGGTTTTAAGAGGAACTGGAGATGAAATAGGGGATAAACAAAATATAGGTCCTCAAATAGGCACAAGTAAAAAAGGAGGAGATTTGATGGAAAATCTTTCACTTTCTACTCTTTTATTAGAAGCCCAAAGTGATTTTAGCAATTTACCCTTTTATAAAGAAGATATAGCCCTTAAAAATCTAGGTTTTCTTATCCCTTTCTATGCTGGAATATGGCCAGGGGAAGATGAAGACTATATTGCTAGTGCTTTAGATGTTTTTGCAGATGATAGTAAAGATAATTCCTATAAAGAAAGCTTTAGAGAATTTACTAAATTTCCTTCTTTAACTCAGATTGTAAACGATAAATACAAAAAGTTTGATAAGGATGTTTCTAAAACACAAGACAAAAAACAAGAACCTTCTAAAGATTTTAAAAGAAAAACAATCCCCGCTTCTGAATTGTATAATAAGATTCGAACCACAACAAATGGGCAAATTACAGTTTATTGGGGAAGAAATAAACAAGGTGAAAAATGGACAAATTTAAAAACTGTAAAAAATACTTCTTTAAACCCTGAAAAAGATATAGCTCAATTTGTAGGCCCTGATACTACAATTAATGGGGTACCTATGGGTGTTAAAAGTAAAGATTTTGATAATAAAGAAGATATTCCTACAGAAAAAGATGTTAAGAATATAGATAAAAAATTAGATTCTAAAAAGAATTTAGATAAATCACTTAAATTTGTTAATAATAAAGCTGAACTAGAAGACCTACTAATAATTCTTTTAGCCCAAATTAGTGATGAAGCTAATATTGATTCAAAAAGAATAAAAAACTATTTACTCCAAATCATCCAGAGACTTGATGATAAAGGAACCCCTGAACCAACTACAACTACTTCAACTACTGGGGCACAAGTAAAATATGACTACATAAAAGAAGAAGAAGAGATGTCTAAAGATGTTGAAAAAATTGAAAAAAATCTTTCTCTTTATAAAGACCTAGGCCCTGCTATAAAAAAACTTAACACCAAAGAAGAAATCATCCAATATATCCTAAGAGTAGTACTACCAGAACTTAACCCACAATTCTTAAAAAAACCTACAGAAATAAAAACAGCTATTAGAAATGTAATAAAAAAATATTCCCAAAAAGGGAGTATAAATGAAGCTTTTTCTTCTGAAGAATCTAAAGCTATATATAATAATTTTTTAGCTATAGTAAATAATAAAAAAAGAAGAAATAAACTTGTAGCTAAACATGGCAAAAGAGCTGAAAATGTAGCTTATGGCGCTTCTGTAAATAATATAAAAAGAAAATCTAAAGAATCAACTGAAAAAGAACCTATGGAAAAAATGGAAAAATTAAAAGAAATGGTTAAAGATGCTTTATCTAAACCTTTATCTGAAAAGTTTACTTCAAAATATGATGACAAATTTGATGATAAACGTAAAAATTTACCTGATGGTTTGCAAAAAGCTATTTTAAAAAAACAAGATAAATTAGATGAAGATCTTGATATAGGACATCAAGACGATGAACCTGGTATGTTAAAAGCTGATGTGTATCGTATTGGAAAATATGCTATGGAACTTTACAAAATGCTTGATCAATATAATAATATGGAAAATGAAGTAGATTTTCCTCATTGGTGGCAATCAAAAATATCTAAAGCAAAAGATTTAATGGTTTCTGCAAAACATTATCTTGATTTTGAAATGAAAGAACCCCAAATTGATGCAATGGTAGATGTTGCAAGTGAGGAAGGAGTAATTGATGAAAAATTTGCATCTAAAGCGCAGCAAAAATATTTATATGCTACTGATAAAAAAGCCGCTGAAAAGTTAGGATCTAAAATGACTAAAAAAGACTATAAAAACCTACCAGATAAAGTAGCTGAAGCCGTATTTGCTAAACTTAAAGAAGGTAAAAGTGAATATGCTCAAATTGAAAAGAAAATTTCAGATTTACAAGCCAAAGGAAAAAATGCTGGTGATCCTGAAATGCAAAAATTAATCAAAAGAAGAGCTGAATTAGAAAAATCTAAAAAGTAATGACAAGAGAAGAACTACAAAATAAATTAAAACTTTTAATTAAGCAGGTATATTCTAGTAAAAGAATTACACCTAAGGAAGCTGTTCAATATGATGAATTAACTAAATTTCCTGAATTAAAAGCTGTTATTGTAGATCTTTTAACTCCTGAGTATGATAATTTTGTAGCTTCAATTGATTGGGTTGCACCACGTCCTTCTACATTTAGAATTAACTTAAAAAATGACCAATTATTTTATTTAATTTATGGTAAAAGAAGTTGGATTGCTCAAGTTGAAGGAAAAAAATACTATTTACTTAATCTCCCTGAAGAACAACATGCTGCTGAAGCAATAGCTCGCATTTTAAGATATGGAATTAAAGTTGAAGAGGGTGAAGAAGGTGGTGAAGAAGCAGATTCTGAACTCCCACCTGAACCCCCAACTGAAGAACCAACTGAAGAACCAACTGAAGAACCTGAAACATAATATGGACCTTTTAGAACATTTTTTACATAGTATAGCTTATAAGTTTCCCAAAGGATATCCTGATATGAATAATAAACAGGATATTTTATTGATAGAAAATGAATTAAAAAAGATAGGTATAAACTTAAATGAACTTACCCGTACAGAACATTATGATGATCGAAAAAAAGAAAGAGGAGAAAATATACTTGCTATTACAAATTTAACTCAAAAAATGTTAGGAGATAATTATGATATAAAAGAAACTATTCCTCTAATTATAGATAAAATACAAAAAGAGTTAAAAAAGAGATTATCATATTTTGAAAATATAAATAACCTTCCCATTTCTTTTAAAGAAAAAATTGGCTATAAAATCCTAAAACCCATTTTAAAAATAGGTGATAACAAATATGAATTATCCCTAAAAACTCAGTATAGTAAAGGCACAGACAAACAAGGAGAACCTATAATGGTAGACAATATAGGAACAACTTATATTCTTTCCATTTCAGATGATAAACTGCTTACTTTACTACTTTACCCAACAATGAGTGATTCTGATATAACAAATAGTTTAGAACAGCATGAAAAAAGAAAAGACAAATCTAAAGATATTAGGTTACTTACTATGGGTGATTTTGAATATATTATTTCTTTAGATGAACCTTCTGAAAAATCTATTAAAAAAATAAATATTGATGATTTAGACTATAAAGTAAAAGCTTCATATAGAAAGGGATCCCTTTTTACTCATAAAAAGTATGGAGAAGGAAAAGTTATCAATGCGGCTTCCGCAGGTACAAGAGCAGGAGAACCTGATAGTAGGGGAATAGTAGATTGGATTGAAGTTGATTTTGGAAAACCATACTATGCTAGTGGTGAATTTAAAGAAACTCGTATTATAAAAAACCTTTATACTACTCTACATCCTTCAATTTCTTAAATAAAATTTGGAAGTTTAAAAAATCATCCATATATTAACCTAAAAATCTATTAGATTATGACAACAAAGACAAAATCTCTTTCATCAGAGATTACTGACCGAATAGTGACAGTAGACGGTCTTTTAGAAGCCCATAACATATCTTTAGATAATTGGGATATAGAAAAACAAATAGTAAATACTTGGGAAGTAGGAACTAAAGGCCCTGATGGTAATATATTAACTACTCCATTATTTCAAGTTAAAGTTTGGTTAAACAGTAAAACAGAACCTATCATAGAAAATATTAGAGAAGAATTTATAGAAGATTTAAAAAAATTATCTCCTAAAGTAGAAAAAATTAAATACAAGTCTAAAATAGACAAACAGCCTCTACTATTAGAGTTAAATATATTTGATTTACATTTGGGTAAAGTTTCTTGGTCTGAAGAAACAAGTTATGATTATAATTTAGAAATAGCTAGTAATATATTTAACCAATGTATTGATGAATTTATAGAAGAAACATCAAACAAAAATATAGAAAAAATAGTTTTCCCCATAGGAAATGATTTCTTCAACTCAGACAAAGCTCACCCTTTTAATAGTACTACCAAAGGTACACCTCAAGAAGAAGACGCTCGATGGCAAAAAACATTTCGTTTAGGACGACAACTTGTTGTAGATGCTATTAATAGATTAATTAATATAGCTCCTGTAGACATTATTATGGTACCTGGTAATCATGATTTTGAGAGGAATTTTTATTTAGGTGATTCACTAGAAGGTTGGTTTTACAATAATGAAAATGTAACTGTAGATAATTCTGCTAACCCAAGAAAATATTACAAATACGGTGAAGTATTAATTGGTTATACACATGGTAATGAAGAAAAGATAATAGATTTGCCTTTAATAATGGCAAATGAACAACCTCAAGAATGGGCTATGTCTACTTTTAGAGAATTTCATTTAGGACATGAACACCGTAAAAAAGAAATCAAATTTAAATCTACTGAAGAATACCAAGGTGTAATAATTCGATATTTTAATTCCCTTTCAGCTACCGATTCTTGGCACCATAGAAGGGGATATGTAGGAGCAAAACGCTCCGCAGAAGCTTTACTTTGGGATAAAACAAAAGGTTTAAAAAACAATCTATATTTTGTTGTATGAACCCAAAAGACTTAGTTACACCTGAATTAGTAAATCATTGTTCAAATTTGGGTGTAATTATAGTTTTAGGTTATACTAAAACAGGTAAATTACCCATAGCTAAAAAACTAGCCCAAGAATTAAATTACCCCCTATTAATTTCAGATGATTATTTACAAGATGAAGATCCGTTAGGAACTTTAACTAATATAATGTATAACAATGGGAGGGAAGTTGTTGTTGAGGGTACATTATGTTATAGATTATTAAGAAAAGAATTTACAAATGGTTTTGTTCCTGGTGTTATTATCAAAACTGTTTGTAATGATGAAACTATAAAACATTTTTATAGACAAGATAGGGAAGAACATAAGATAAAAAGAGCATTATCATTTAATAAGGGTTTAGGTAAAATATGGGATGAATATAGGGGTATATTAAGAAACAACCTCCATAATATAACCCCACCTAGATATATAGAGTTAGAAACTACATTACCTGAATTTTCTTACTTTTCCTAGTATTTATAACTATGGAACGATTAACAAATCTTATAAAAGAAGCATTATCTACACCCCCAAAAAAGAAAGACTGCAATTGTGGATGTGGGGAATGCAGTAAACCAACCCCTAAAGGTATAACTTTAAATGAAAATATAGCCCCTAAACAAATTCTTTCAGAAAATTTACGATATCATGTACAAAACAAGTTACCATTAACTGAAAATACCTTTCGTTATGGGTCAAAATCTTTTATTAATTTATGGGCAGAAGCTCGTGCTTTATATTTACGTGAAATTATTGATGTAAATAATGATGATAAAGAAATTTTATTAGAAACTGATTTAGGTAATTATGGAATTTATGAAGGTGTTAGAGTACCTTTAGATATGCCTCTTTCTGTTAGAGCTAATGAAGTTCCATTAATGAAAATTTTACAAAGAGCTGAAGAAAAAGGACATACTAAATACCCATTTTATAGAGAATTAGCTGATGAGTTTAAACAAGGATCTATAGATTTAAACCGAGTTAAAGAAGTTTTAAGAGATTATGGTGTATATTTTGAATATGAAGATCTTTTAAACCTAAATGAAAATAAAGACAAAAAGAAAAACCCACCTCTAAACAAACCAAAACGTGGTGGTTCAAAAGCATATTATGTTTATGTAAAAGATCCTAAAACCAAAAGAATTAAAAAAGTTTCATTTGGTTCTGGTGGATTAAAAGCAAAAATAAACAACCCAAAAGCAAGACAAGCATTTGCCAAACGTCATAGATGTTCAGAAAAAACTGATAAAACAAAAGCATCATATTGGTCTTGTAGATTACCACGTTATGCAAGTTTGTTAGGTCTAAAAAGTTCTTTTAGCGGTTTTTGGTAAAATGGATAGGTTACAAAAAATAATACAAGAAGTTCTTTTAGAAGAAAAGAAAAAACGTGACAGATGTCTCCGTATTGCTGATCGCAAATACGATAAACCATCCGCTTACAAATCCGGCGCTGTTGTAAAATGTCGTAAAGGAATGATTTGGAAGGATTTAAAAGAAGAAGTTATTCAAGAAAAAGTTAAAGAAACTCTCCGCACTTGGTTTTCACGTAAAGGTGAACCTGGTAAAAAAGGTGGATGGGTTGATTGTAATGCACCTATTAGAAAAGATGGTGAAATAACAGGATATAAATCATGTGGTAGAGAAGAAGGTGAAAAACGTGCAAAATACCCTTCATGTCGTCCTACACCTTCAAAATGTAAAGACCCAGGTAAAGGTAAAACTTGGGGTAAAACAAAATGACCCCATACACCGACATAGAAGTTACAGACAAATATATCATTCGTGAATTTAACGAAAATATAGATCCAATTGAACTATTATGGCATCGTGATGATGAAGATCGAACTTTAGAAATCCTTGGAGAAACAAATTGGAAGATACAACTTGATAACGAGTTACCAACTTCATTAAATGAACGTATATTTATACCAAGACACGAATGGCATCGTGTTATTAAAGGTGATGGTAATTTGAAATTGAAAATACATTTAAAATGAATAAAGAAACTTTCAGAATGCAAATGTTGGCTGGTATTATTACTGAAAGCCAATACAAAGAAAAAGTAACTGAAATTGAAGAAGAATCTCTTTATGAACTTGACGATAAAGAAAATGCAGTGGTTGATGACATTAAAGATGAAATTAACGATGTAGTAAGAGGTTTAGAGGATGAATTAGAAAAAGCATCAAAAAAAAGCCAACCAACTAACGAAGGTTTACTTACCGTAGCAAGTATAGCTATTGCCCTTCCTGCTATTATGGGACTAATTTCTAAATTAGGAAAAGCAGCAGGTGGTATAGTAAATAAAATGTTAGGTAAAAAACCAGATAAAGAAAGTGATTATCAACAATGGATGAGTAAATTAGGTCATATTGCTGATGAGTTGCATCATTTATATATGGCTCCTATCAAAGGAATTGTTAAAAAATTTATTAAAGATCCTGAAAAAGCTGATAAAGTAGCAAGTGGTATATTTCATATAATAGTAGCAACTTTCTTGATTGCTTCAGGAGCAACAGCTGTAAAAGCACTTCAATCTAAGAATATATCATTAGCAACATTAGAAGGAGCATTATCTGCTATTAAAGGAGGTGAACTTAAAGCTTTTATCTCTAAGTTAGTAGCTTAATTTATAGACTGATTCATAGCCAGTCGACTTAAAAAAAATTAATAGAGCTGTGGCCTAATCTTTGGATTAGGTCACTTTTTTTTGTATATTATATACAATAAAAGTTATGAATATATTTTACATTAATGAAGATCCTATTATAGCTGCACGTGAATTAGCAGACGATCATATTAGAAAAATGCAAATCGAATGTGCTCAAATGTGTTGTACTGCACATTGGGCTGTAGGTAATGAAGCACCTTATAAAAAGGCCCATTTTAACCACCCATCAACAAAATGGACAAGAGAATCCATTCAACACTATAGATGGTTAGTTAAACATGGTTTAGAAATATGTGATGAATTTGAAAAACGATATGGTAAAAGACATAAAACAAAAGATGTACTTGAATGGCTTCAAGTTAATGAACCCGATATACCTGACAATGGATTCTTGGATCCCCCTCAGTGTATGCCTGATGGATTTAAATTGGAAAACACTATAGAAGCATATAAGAATTTTTATATTAACGATAAAGTAAAAATAAAAAAATTAGATTGGAAAAAATTAAACAACAAACCAGAATGGATAAAATAGTAATAGTAGGAGCAGGAGTAGCAGGTATAAATGCTGCAACAAAATTAGTAGATAATGGTTACCCTGGAGAACTTATCACAATAATTGATATGGGTAAAGATCCATACAACCGTAAACCTGAAGAAGTAATGACAGGTTTCTTAGGTGCTGGAGGATGGAGTGATGGTAAATTAACCTATCATACAGCAATTGGAGGACAATTATCTAAATATTGTGGTGAGGAAAAAGCAATGGAACTGATGGATCAAGTGATTACCAATTTTAAACGTTTTCACCCTAAACCTGAAGAAGTACAATGTTCAAATCCTGAAACAGAACCTGATTTTATCAAACCATATTTTGGTTTACGATTATTTCCTGTGTGGCACGTAGGAACAGATTATTTATCTGAAATTGCTAAGAATTGGTACGATTATTTGGTTGAAAAAGGTGTTCAATTCGAATGGGAGACTAAAGTAACAGATATTGATTTTGATAATCAAATGATCATATGCGGTGAATTCGGAAACAAATATGATGAACTTATCTTTGGAGTAGGCAAATCAGGCATTGACTTTGCCCAAGAATTAGCCAATAAATATGAACTCCCAGATGAACCTAAATCAGTTCAAATAGGTGTTCGATTTGAGGCCCCACAACATCACTTTCAAAAACTAATTGATATTTCATATGACTTTAAGTTATATAAAAAGTTTGAAGATAAAGGTGTTTCATTGCGTTCATTTTGTACAAACAATAATGCTGCTTATGTTGCTGTAGAAGAAACATATGGGGATCATTCATATAATGGTCACGCTAAAAAAGATGAAGCGTATAGAAATAATATGACTAACTTTGGTATCTTAATGGAGATTAATGGAATTTCAAATCCATTTGAATGGTCAAGAGAAGCAGTTAAAAAACTTCAAGTAAACGGTACTGGTACTTATTATAGCCCTTCCCGCAAACCATCAACTACATCTGAAGGAAATGAAGTATCAGCTGTTCAAGTTGATAATATGGAACCATTGTTTGAAGCTCTAGGTGAAGAATATGCTCAATATATTGAAGATTTTATTACAGAAATGCAAATTGTGTTTCCAACATTAGGTGATGATTGGGGAATTTATATGCCCGAAGTAAAATATTTATCACCGGAACCACTTGTAGATTATGAAAATTTATCATTAACCAAGTACCCTAACGTACATTTTGTAGGAGATGCTTTAAGTGCAAGAGGAATTACAGTATCGGGTGCTCAAGCAATTTATGTAGCAGAAAATTTATTAAAATAAAATACCATGAAAAAGTCACTATTTGTATTTTTTACTTTACTTACGATAAGTAATATATTTAGTCAAACACCTTACCCAACTAGGTTAACTAATACCTATTGTTACAATTACAATTTACCGTTGTTGTATTCTAATTTTGTAGCAATTAAAAAACCTTGTGATGGATACAAATATTATGTAGAAAATCAAACTACATTAGAACTAGATTCATTAGTTACATATGGTAGTGTAGCCGGAAGAATAACAAACTTATCCAATTTCCCAGGTGCTAATATTCAATACGGAACCACTTACAAAGTGTCTGTCAGAACATGGATTGGAAGTTCTTCTAATATTAGTGCTCCTGCAGCAGTAGATTGTTTTGTTTTAACACCTCCAATTCCTACTACCAAAATTCAAAATTCCCAATGTGATGCTGTTTTATCTGAAATATATACACCTATTTATGCTGATAATGTTTCTGGTGCCGAAGCATATACTTTTGAATTAACTAATTTAAGTACAAGTGAAGTACAAGAATATGAAAAAACAGTACCTACACTTAGAGCATTTTCATTAGCTAATTTTCCAACTTCATTTGTGACATACAATACAACTTATGAAGTTAGAGTAAAAGTAAAATGTAATGGAACTTATGGTTCTTATGGTACAATATGTAACATTTCAACACCTTGTGGTTCTGAATTAGAAGAAGCAGAAAGTGGAACTACTATAAATTACCTTCACTATGATGCTATTTTTGCTACACCTTCAAATTGTACAAATGTTCAAGACTATCAATTTAGATATCGAATAGGTGATTTCCCATCAACTACTTCACCTTATGTAATAGCAACTGGAGGAACAGAAGCTACTGAAAACGCAGGAGATTTATCAGTATTTTTAAGTGATTTTGGACCTATTACAAATTTTCCCAACTCAAACCCATATGGAAAAACATATAGAATATCAGTTAGAGTTAAAGCAGATGGTGTATGGGGCCCTTGGGGTAAAGAAAAAATAGTTTATACACCTGCTAACCCAACTGTTAAATTAAGAGACGGTGAATACCCAGTAGCTGGGGCAAATCAATGTGGTTCTAGTTTTAATAGCCCATACACAATAACATCATCCTCTTCCATTTTAGCAGCGTATAATTTATATGGATTTTTAAATTATACATTTGAAGTTACTGAATTGGATGGTAGTGGAAATGATATAGTTACTAAATTTTTAACTAGAGAAGCTTCTGATTTTGGTTCTATGTCAAGGGCTTTTAGATTAAACATGATTGAGGCTTCATCTCCTGCAGGTACAGATGGATATTGGGCAGGTACAAACAATACTACATTTAGAGTACGTGTCAAAACTAATTTAGGTAATTATGGTGAAGCTTGTTATATTAGAATACAAAGTTCTGGAATGATAACATCAACAAAACCATACCCAAACCCATTTAATAGTACCTTTAGTTTAAAAACAGAATCAAATTCAAAAGTTGAAATATACAACATGAGTGGACAATTAGTAGAGTCAAGTTTTCAAACAAGAAATTTAGGAGAAAATTTGCCTACTGGAATATATTTTATTAAATTTAATGGAGAAACAATAAAAGTTATAAAAGAATAATTATGAAAATAGGTTTTTGTGGAACAATGTCTGTAGGTAAAACTACATTAGTTAATGCTTTAAAAGAACTACCTGAATTTAAAGACTATGAATTTAGAACAGAACGTTCAAAATATTTACGCGATTTAGGTATCCCTTTAAACACAGATTCAACTGTAAAAGGTCAATTTGTATTTTTGGCTGAACGTGCTGCTGAATTAATGAACCAAGATATCATAACAGATAGAACTGTAATTGATGTTATGGCATTTACACGTTTAGCTGAATCTATACCATATTATATGGCTGATGAAATTTGTCAAGCAGCTTCACATTTAATTAAAGAATATGATTATATGTTTTATATTTCACCTGAAGGTGTTGAAATAGAAGATAATGGTGTTCGAACAACAGATGTTGAATATAGAAAAGAAATAGATAAAGAAATTAAAAATCTATTAAGTAAATTTGGTCATATGAATCAACGAATAGTAAATTTAGCTGGCAGTGTCGAGGAGAGAGTGCGAAGAGTTAAACAAACAGTATTCTCTTAATATTTATAAATAAAATATATTAAAATGAAAAAAGCTCGTTTACTTGAAATAGTACGTGAAGAAATTTCTTCTGCGTTGAATGAAATTCCTGATTTTGGAGGACAATTAGATAAAGGAGTATCTCAAAAATATGGAGAAGAAGATACTTTACAATCAGCAGTTGATGCTATTGTTGATGAAACCCTTGCAGATATGGGTGTTACACTTGAAGATCTTAAAAAAGATGAAACTAAAGCAACTGAAGCCCTTACTAGTATTAGAGAAAAAGTTTTAGGAGCTAAAAGAAAAGGAATTTCTCAAGATTCTAGAGTAAAAGATGCTTTAGAAAAACAACAAGATATTGAAGTAGATACTCTTGGAGGGATTAGTGGGAAAGAATTACAACAAAATCAAACAAATAATGCTATTAAAAAAGCCCTTGGACTTATCAAACCAGGAAAACAAGGTAGAAAAGCATCTAAAAAAAAAGAAGAAACCCCTAAAGCTGAACCAAAATCAAAAGAATCCAAATTAGATGATGAAGATGAAGAAGTAGCAGCAGCAACAAAATCAGCTGGTAGTGATGAAACAGCAAAAGAATTAGGTGCTACACCAGAAGATAAAAAAGAAAAATTTAATTTAGGTTTAAAATTCATCAAGAAATATTCAGACGATAAAGCTAAAATTGATGCATATTTGAAAAAAGCTAAAGAAGAATATAAACTTACCAAGGCTATGCTTGATGATTTAAAACGAGCAGCAGGTAGAAATGTTGAATAACCTTTTAAATAAAAAATTGGAATTGAATGTATCGCACCTAATTTTAGGTGCGATCATTTTACTCCTGTTATGGATAGTATTTAAACCAACTAATGTAGATTTATCAAAATACGATAAACAAAAACAAGAAATTGACAATTTAAACAATGCATTAGTTGATTTACAAAAAAAACAAGTTGAATTGAACCAATCTATTTCAAATAACCAAAATGTAATAGATTCATTAAACAATGAAATAAGCTACACAAACCAAAAAATAATAGATATAAAAGCTTATTATGATAAAAAAATTAAAGATATTAGTAGTTATACTCCTTCTCAACTTACCGAGTTTTTCACAAACAGATACAAATAGAATTTGTTTTAGTTACAATATAGCACAAAGAATAGCAGCTGATTTAGTTAGAGGAGATAAAGCGATAGCTGAATTAGAAGAAACTAACAATCTAGTTTTTCAATTAAAAGAAACAATCATTCAAAAAGACAGTGTTATAAACAAATATATTCAAAAAGACAGTATTTGTGAAAAACAATCTTCCCTAAACCTAGAAATCCAACAAAAACAAAAAAATATCATTTCAGGTTTAGAAAAAGACGTTGAAAATTTAAAAGAAGAAAACCAAAATCTTAGAACAGGAATTAAATGGTTAGGTGGAGGATTTTTGGGAGTATTAGCTTCCTTTATTACCTTCGTTATGTTAAAATAAAATGAGTCAAGACCTTAAAAAAGCAATACGAGAA